CGATTGCAATAAGTCATCGTCCGAATTCACAGCATAATCCGTGTCTTTTACACTCGGGTGTATTCTACTAGGGGCGCATTCTTCCTCACTACTTTCAGTTATCGAATCTTCGTCCTCGTCCTCGTCATCGTTCTCGTCCTCACCCTCGTCCTCGTCCTCGTCCTCGTCCTCGTCGCTTGTCGTGTATTTATATCCGCTGTTAGGAACATTCAATAATGCGCCTATATTCATTTCTTCATCTTCTTCATCCGATACCACTACAGCGGCCTCACCTCCGCGTTTAAGCGACCTCGACCTCGACCTCGACCGCGACCTCGACCGCGACCCGGGCCGCCTACCCCCTACGTTCGGCCGCATATACTTCAAATCCACCACTACTATCTTCTTCATACGTATATACCAATACATCGCCTTCTATTTATTATAGATACACCCACACTTCGCGAGACTGTCATTCCCAGTTTTTCACCCATTTTACGGCCACCTTACTGAAAATGAGAGCATATATAGCCGTTATCTTATAACTTTTTGAACAGTCAGTAAGGCGGGGGAACCGCGCGGTTCGGCCTAAAAATGGCACCGGAGGATATCTGCAAAATCGCCTTATTGTAGCCCCGTGGGGTTTTAATGGGTTGGCACTGGAAAACTCGAATTATGCTCTCGTCAGGCTAAATCGCGCAAAAAACGCGTTTTAAAAGTAAAACGGCCAAACCCGAATTTGGACATTTTTGAAAATGGACCATTTTACCCCAATTGTATTTAGCGGGATATATAGCCGTTTTGTTTCTGGTGATGACACTGAATATGGTGTAAATGTTGCCAAAATCTCTAAAGTGACAAATTGCAAGATACTTCCAACGAGGCGGTCGGGAGGACCGTTCCAAACACCCCGCCTTACGATAATGTTCGGTTTTTCATAAGAGAATGGCAACATTTAGACCAATCGATGGTGTGGATGTTGCCGGAGAAGTGGCGAAAACTGGTTTCTCAATAACAAATATACTAAAATATAATAGAGATATATATACACTGATTATAGTCTGAATATAGCCGTTCATAATCATTTTTTATAGAAATCCAAGGGAGTAAAAATGCCGCGAAAGTATGCAGATTATTCGAAGACATATGTTTACCTACTAACTTTTAAAACTCCAACAATTCCAGACTCCTATATTTCGTATACTACCAACCTAACACAACGCAAGTACAAGCATAAGCGCGAGACTTTGGATCTTTCCTATCAAACCAAACTTTACCAATGTATTCGGAAGAATGGCGGATGGACAAATTGGAAGTGTACCATTCTGGAAGAATGTTCTTGTTTCAATGAAAATGACGCCAAGGAACGCGTCAATTCCTATATTTCTAAAATGAAGCCGACCTTAAATGATGATAATAGTACCGTCATTGATGCAATTAACCATTCCACTCAACCGAGATTTCCTGATTTTAAACCAAATATTTTCGCCGGTGAAATGAACGCAACGTTTGCAACACCCAGTTTTGAAGGGGCGGATTTTGGCGGCGATTCCAATTCTACTCTACCATCCATACTTCATAGAAAACCTACTTCTAATAATGCACACCAGTATATCTGCATTTGTAAAAAGTCATACGCGCACCGATCTAGCTACTATAAACACACCTCTACGTGTCTTCAATTCCAACACAGCCAATCCGCCTCTAAAATCGGTAGTCCGAATCCAGACGCTTTGCTTAACTCTGTCTCTGTTTCAATTATATCTACTACGACAACTACCACAACTACACGGTCAACCGTGTCGACATTACCAATCATCAATAATATAGAATACACCGACGGGGGCAACGACGGGGGCAACGACGGGGGCAACGACGACGACGATGACAATCGCATCGTTCGCTATCGTTTCAAATCTAAAAAAAACACGGACGAAATGAATACATCAACCCCCGAAACCTTCCATTATTCCAACCTTCCAGAAACAACGGAATTAATTATGCAAATAACCGAGAAAAATGACGATACGACGAATCATAGCTATGGCGATGAAACATCCCAACATTCGCATTTATTAAAGCCCGAATATGAACCGAACGACGACGATGATGACGTTTCCGCGATGACAGGAACATCCTCTGATGCAACCTCGTCGGTAGTCTCTGAACTCTTGGCCGAACAAAATGAGAAACTCAAGGATTATATCCGTAAAATGATTTCGGCACTTACTACTAGCAAGAAACGAAACAAGAAATCTCTCGTCAATTCTCTCGTATTCGAGTTATTAGACCAGAATAAAACCCTCCAAAACCAAATCATCGAATTAAGCAAGGAGCGCAATATCATCGTCAATAATACGAACAACAATCAGTTCAATCTTAACTTTTTCCTTAACGAACAATGTAAAGACGCGGTCAATCTCTCGGATTTTGTAGATTCTCTCGAAATAACAATGGACGACCTAACTTATACGCGGAATCAGGGCCTCGTTGAAGGAATTAGCAAGGTTATGATTGACGGATTGAAACAAATTGACCTTTATAAACGCCCGATTCATTGTACCGACCAGAAGCGAGATACAATTTATGTGCGCGACAATCACCAATGGGCGAGAGATGAAGGGAATGCACGTATGCGTCGGGCATTTGTTGATATTGCTAATAAAGAATACTTTGCAATCAAAAAATGGATGGATTTACACCCGGGATGGGAGACGAATAGCCAATTACAGGATTTTCATCATAAGATGGTTCGGAATGTCCTTCACGAAATCAAGGATGACCCGATTGGTGAACGTAAGATTATGAAAAGCGTTGAACGAGAGATTTTCATTGAGAAGTGATAATGAATGCAATGAATGCAATGAATGCAATGAATTATAATAAATAACGCCCCCAGCTATGACCTCTACCAGGTTCGCAGTCTTCACTTCCGAGTTCTTCAATAATGTTATTCATAATACAATCAGTCCATGCACGAGTTGGACCATAATTCCACCCCCGGAGCCAATTTGTATTTTTGATGATATCATCCATAATGACAATTGTATGTGTATGCGCGAGACTCCTACAATTTACAATGTCCCCGTATGCGATTGGATAATCGTGTCCTCCATCAATAAATATAACATCAAATGGTTTCGCAGTTTTTGAATATTCTGGAACCGTCTGTAGACTATCTCCAATGATTAGCGTATGTCTATTGGGGTACTTATTATCGATAAATGCTTTACCATGTTTGAGGTAGTCATGACGCCCTATGTCAAAACTAACAACTTCCACGTCGAGATTGGATGAAAGAAACAATTCCGCGGAATGTCCTCCATTAAACCCGATTTCCATAACACGTTTTATCGACGGAAAACTTACCGATCTTCTTAGGAATGTGATTTGTCCTGGAATTTGTTGAGAATAACCCTCGGTAGGTATAATATTATTCTTTTTGAAATATTCGTTCAAGCTACTCATACAAATAATGGGGCAATTATATAATATAATATAAATTATGATTCATACTTTATATTGTATTTTCGGGTTCAATCAAGGATGACCCCGATTGGTGAACGTAAGATTATGAAAAGCGTTGAACGAGAGATTTTCATCGTATGATTATAGTATATTATTCCGCTATTCCCTATAACGAGCAAGTCTAAAACTTCGACCCGATAACCTCATTCGCGGCCATTGGTTCAAATGACATCATCCCACCGGGCATACCTGCGCCAACATTTTGTGCATATGTGCTGTTAAAATGCTGGGTCTGTTGTGATGCTTGTGAGAGACCATAATCTGCAGTTCCTGTACGGTTCGTCGTTAGAACTGGATTCGGCGGTGCCATTCCGCCACCAACCATTCCACCGGGCATACCTCCAGCGTAAGGCTGCGACAAGGGTTGTGTTATACGAACTGTTCCACCATTGCCGCCTTGTGCGCCGTTTGCAGCACCACCCGCAGTTCCATTATAACTTGACTCTCCGCCTAAGAGTTCGATCGTGCGCTCCACCAGAATCTGGACCTTCTCACCTAATTTTGTCTTAATACTCAAGAGAATCATCAATATTCCTAAAATGGTAGTGGTGAAGTTGAACTCGCTGTATCTGTATCCAGAATACGTAGGAACATATGTTATCAACCGATGAATAAAGTAAATAAACACGAACATAAAGAGAATTTGACCTATGATTTCCACTAAAATCATCAACGTGGCCTTGTGGTCATCTGGTTCGGGGACATAGGTGCGAACCAAATACAACATAATTAAAATAGGGACGAATCCTATAATGGTATATTGGACGATATTCAAAATAACGCCTTGTTGCTGTTCATCTAAACGGAATACATGGTCCACAAATGAACTACCTCGCTTTGACCCTTCTTTTACCGTTTCTTCAAATGCCTCCATTGTTGGGTATATATAATGGGAATAATATTATTTATAGACGGATTGAAATGGAATTAAACATTTATGAATCATTAGTGTATCCATTCCGTTCCGTTCCGTTATGATTCGCAATTTTGCTCGTATGAATAGCATCCCTCGCTATCGCGTCGAAGTCGCAGAACATACCATAGAACCCAAGAATAACGCCGAATCAGAGTCGATGTCTCTACCAACACCCCAACGTTCGATCTTTACTCTTATTTCGGTTCCATCTCCTACCGTATACACTCATCCACACGAGGAGTATCAATACCTAAATCTAATCCACGATATTATGCAACAAAATGAAGAATATATTAGTCGTAATGGAACCACAATTTCAGTGTTTGGCGCCGGAATGGTATTCTCTCTCGAGCAAGGCCGAATCCCTATTCTTACTACAAAGAAAATGGCCTGGAAAACGTGTCTAAAAGAATTATTATGGTTTATTCAGGGGAAAACAGATAACCGCTTATTGCAACAAGTCGGAGTCCATATCTGGGACGATAATGCATCACCCGATTTCCTTGCTTCCCGCGGATTGTCGCACCGTGCAGAGGGCGACCTTGGCCCGATATATGGTCATCAATGGCGCCATTTTAATGCGAAATATGAAAACCACGAGACGGATTATACGGGACAAGGTGTAGACCAATTGGCCGAGATTATTCGGTGCTTGAAGGACCCCGTCGAGAGATTTTCGCGCAGGTTAGTTATGTCGGCGTGGAATCCGTGCCAACTCGACGAAATGGCTCTTCCGCCGTGCCATATTTTATGCCAATTTAATGTTGACCGTAATAATCGCCTGTCATGTGCATTATACCAGCGAAGCGGTGATGTGGGATTAGGTGTTCCATTCAATATTGCATCCTATAGTTTTCTAACACACCTTCTAGCCAAACATTGCGGATTAGTTTCACACGAATTCGTGTATTATTTAGGAAACGCACATATCTACGATGACCATATTGAAGCATTAAAACCGCAATTATTACGAACCCCGAACGCATTTCCTCGGGCTGAAATATCCGTTTTGAGAGAAAATATCGATGATTATACAATCGACGATTTTAAGGTATTGAATTATCAATGTTTTGACACGATACCAATGAAAATGCGAAAATAATATAGAAATAATGTGTTATTACATTCTATAATCTTTCGCGGACATATAACTTAACGATATAATAATGAGTGGGAGTGCGGCATTATCTGCTGCGCGAAAACGTAGAGCTTCCGGCGGCGGCCCGATTATGAATAACGCGGCGGGGACGGCACCTGCAACATATTATGGTAGAGGACAACCCTCCGCAATTCAGGGGGGTGGGGCGAATGATCCTCAAAATTATATACAATCATATCCTCAAAACAGACCGAGAGATGTAGCAGCCCCCTCGCCATCGATGAATATTTACGAAAATATCGAATTAATCAAGCAGCAACTAGAGGAACGCACCAAGAAAATACAGAGGGAGGGAGCCACCATTCCTCCGGAACAATTGCGAATGTTGCAAAAACAAAACGAGATTCAAACCCAGATTCTTAAGCAGAAAATGATGATTGCCAAACAAATGGAATCGGCTGAAGGCAAACTGGTGTCGGGTCCATCGCCGATGATCAATGAACCCGAGTTTATTTATGAAAAGGGAGTTCCGCGAAAGAACCCGAAATATATGAACAAAAATGAAATGGTACCGCAGCAGCAGCAGCAGCAGCAGCAGCAGCAGCAGCCGCAGACACCGGCGGCAAATAGGGGTGTACCACCGCAGCAGGACAATGTTTTTCTTACACCCTTTGTGAGTATGTTTTCGGATACGGGTGCAATCCCGCCGCCCATTGTCGTATTGAAATCACACGATGCGAAGATAGAAGAACATAATAATCTACTACACGATATTGTGGACCAAATTGTTGAACTACAAAAGAACCGCCAGGCGGTTGCCACTGTCGGGGCAACTATGATGAAAACAGACGCGGCTACCAACGATGTTGATAACGTCGACGAGAATGACGAGAATGACGAGGAACTTCTGATGGATGTTGTTATGAGCGACTTGACGAATAGTCGTGAATTCGTGGAAGGAATCGTTAACAAGATCGTGAACGAGACAAACCTATCCGAGGTTATTATGAAGATTGAACCGCTGGTAAAGGAGAATCAAGAGCTGCGGTCTCTCATATACTCACAGCAACAAATGATGAATGAAATGAATACGATGCTTCTTCGTTTGCTCAATAAAGAAAGTACTAGTACCACCTCGGAAGAAATGTCGACCGCCAACCAGCAATGCACATATCACGATAATGGATTAGATGGTGATGGGTTGTATCAATCAGAAACAACCGAAATTGTATTACCGCATTATGATGCGGAAGTAATCATAGAAGTGAATAAGGTCGTCGTTATGGAGGGGGTGGCAGAGGAGGAGGAAGCGGCAGCGGCAGCGGAGGAGGAGGCAACGGAGGAGGAGGCAACGGAGGAGGAAGCGGCACCGGCAACAGAGGCGGAACCCGTATTATCCACAGTATCTCCGAGGTCCCAAGACGAAGACTATTCTAGTCCACATTTTCCGGACCCAATCTCGTTAATTGTGCGCGACATCGACCATAGCGACAACGCGTAAATAAAAAGAAGTATAAATATGAATATCTAGTAGTATTCATATTTACAATGCTTATCGTATCTATTTTAATTTTCTGTATTGTATTATTTTTATATCTTCATATTCATTTTCATTTGAAACGAAGTAATGATTTAGAAGTATATGAAATCGACCAACCGTCGAAACAGCGCCTTGAAGAAGTATGTGATATACGACAACCAACCACATTCGAATATTATAATGAGCAAATTATTAGCCAATTATCATACCAGGCAATTTACAATAGTTATCGCGCATTTGACGTCAACATTCGTGATGTTTCAAAAATGCCAATGTCCCCGTCATCGCCCCTCTCCTCCGAAGACAGCAAGAATCCGCAAAATAATTCATCCGGCGACCAAGATTTTGTTTTATATATTCCGGTTGCATTCAAACTCGCAAGTGAAGCCCTAAAAACGGACACTGAAGCGAAATATATGAGTGAAAATAATGGCGATTTTATAGAAGAAACCGGGTTGATTAAAACATTTCAACTCAATGACGATTTCCTGCGACCTTATATGGTATCAAAGTGTATGTACGATATCTATATGGCGTCAACCAACACCGTTTCACCTCTTCGATATGATGTCAACTACCGCAACTACCTTCTAGTTTCACAAGGAAGTATTCGTATTATGTTAATCCCGCCGAAGGATACGCGATATTTACACGTAATTAACGATTATGATATATTCGAGTTCAGATCACCGGTTAACCCGTGGAAGGTTCAACCGGAATATCAGGATGATTTCGATAAAATAAAAACATTGGAAGTTGAGCTATATCAAGGAATGGCGATATTTATTCCGGCGTATTGGTGGTATAGTATCAAATTTATTGGAAGTGAAACCAGTGTATGTTCCTTTAAGTATCGAACATATATGAACACAATTTCTATAATGCCACAAATGATAATGAGCGCCCTTCAAAATATCAATACGAAACGCGACACCATTGAAAAACGCGCAATCGGTAAAACGCAGATTCAGCGTAGTACAACAACTGCGACCAAATCCGCGCAGCCGGTTCCGCAGCCGTCAGACAATAAAGACGAGTATTCTCCGTCGATAGATGAACAATATTTACCAAAGTCGGTGCGAGGTAATAACAGTAATCCATACAATATAATGAATGCAATGACAGATTCAGTCCCAAAACTAAATAGTGTATCTATACGGTCGGACCCAGAGCCGATGCCGGTATCAACGGTTGCAGTCGCCGCTGGTTCGACACAACAGAGTGAAACCCTGCCATCACATACGCCTGAATTAGAAACGGTTATTGCTTCTATCCCTGCATCCGATTTCACGCCTTCACAAAAAGAAGTTAGAATTACATCATCTTAACCAACTAGTGATATTTGATTGAGTAATTCGCATACTTCAAGAATAGAAATCGACTCAGGCGAAAGCATTTTTGTAAATAATGTGTTGAGTTTTTTGTCTGCTACAACATTCAAAATCAATGAAGATACATATCCGTCTTTCGTAAAGAAATAAACCGGGTATTTGTGATAATAATTGTAAAAATCCCGGTAAATATACATTGTTATAAATATAATACCGAGAGACCACACATCGTGTTTCAAATATTGCTTTTTCCAATTGTATTTACTAGACCGATTTGTGTCGTGGTTATTTTTGAACTCAGGATGACAATATGGAATTGTTCCACCGGTTCCGTATCCAGTATTATTTATTCCAGATAACCCAAAATCTATAAGATAGACCGTGAAATTGGAACATTTGTTGGAATGATTTAATTTAAACCCGTCGTTTTCTTTTACGAGAATATTGTCAGGTTTTATATCCCCGTGTACAATATCATCGGTGTGTAAATCACGAATCAAATATGCACATTTACGAAATAGTGTAATGAAGAAGGAGTATTGAATACTAGAAAATTGGTTGTATACCTGAGCGCCCATATTGTTCCTGACCCAACTATATAATTGCTCTGTATCCTTAACATAATATTGAATGCTGAATGAAATTGTATTGTCACGAAGTTGGTTGTAATACGAACGCGCGGTGGCTGCATCGAATTGATGCAAATCATCCTCATCCATATAACGGCATTCGCAAGTGGCTGCATCATAACAGTCGCATATATTATTCTTTGCGTCTCGTTTGACATTCATATAAATCAAAAAAGGCATAATGATATCTTTTTGCGACGACGATGTAAAGGCGGATACTGCATCATTTTCATTTATAAAACTATAGGGGGAATCATCAATCCGTATAATATAATCATTGAATCGGTACACGCCGAGAGAATGGGCCGTTCTTGATGCGCGATATGTCTTTTTTTCTACAAACAATCGGTTATAATTATTACACGCGATAATAATATACAGGATGCGTATTTTTATTTGTACAATATTTGATGCGTCTGGTATTTTTTGAATAAGAGCTTCAAATCGGGGTTCTAATACAAGGTTGGTTATATCAATACCTTGCAGATTCATTATGTTAACTAGACCTTGTAATTCATAATCTTCGTTGAATACTGTATCGGTTATTTCTATTCCGAAAAAGGTGTGTATTTTTTCTGGTGGCGGGGGTGGAGGTGGGGGTGAGGGCGAGGGCGAGGGCGAAGCGGCGGGTGGGGTCAGAGGAGCGATGGCGGGTTCATCCTTGGTATCATTGTCAGTTTCATCAAGTATTTCCGACCCCATAACTACTACTCGGTATCGGTCTTTTCTTTTTAAACGGTCTCTATGTTCTAATTTTACGTATAAAATATCTCTTAGTTTTGAAAAAAATGATAACATATATAGATTGTATGGATATATACTTTTGTATGGATATATATCTATATATGTTAGAATGAAGTGCGTGTGAATAGACACGATGAACTAGGACTACAATCCGCCAAATGTGCTTTCCTGGCAATAGGTTATGTATAAAAATCCGTCAGGGTCCTTATTTGTATCATACACCGGCCCGACAATAGATGTTATGGGATATAATTTATTATTGATGAACATATACAGTGCTTTTTCCGAAGGGAACTTGATGCGTTTGCGAATAATTTGTTGAAGTTGAAGTAGTGTTAATTCTCTCGGAGTTATATATTTGGATTTGTCGATTGGGTACTCATCGCGGTCATTTTTAGATGGCTGAATGATGATAGGGACGCGGTCTGGATACTTTTCAAGAATAAATTGTGATTTTTTCACGCGTTCTAAAGTATCGTTTGTTGCGAATGTAGCGGAGGGTGTATATGATGCAACGACATTTGTGGAAACGGGTGGAATGGTCGTCGTAGTCGTTGCATATAATGTTTGAGGAGGAGATGAATATGACGTAGCAAACGGATTCATTTGAATATATGTAATAAAATACTTCTATATAAGAATTATCTAAAATATATCATAAAGTAATTCACTTAATGAGAAATTGAAATCTATTTATAATGTTTACTGTATTGTATCCATTGGCGAATGAAAGCAACATCCGCATTTTCCCACGATATACGGCGTTATACAACGGTTGTGAAGAAATTGCCGATAAATGATGATGCGTTGGTGGCGGCAATGGCGCCTCTTCAGCCTCCGCCTCCGCCTTCGCCTTCGCCTCCGCTTCCTGAAATAACTCTTGCGCCGACGGAAGCAAACACCTCGTCATCATCAATTCAAGACCAAATGTCGCCAGAACAACAACTCGCATTTGCCAAATACAAGTCCGGGCAGAATGTATTTATAACTGGCCCTGGTGGAACCGGAAAGTCGGCGCTTATTCGAGAGATTTATAAATACGCAATGGAGCGTGAACATAATATACAAGTATGTGCGCTTACAGGATGCGCGGCAGTTATGCTAGATTGCAAAGCAAAAACGATTCATTCGTGGGCGGGAATTGGACTCGCCAATGGCGATATCGACCAGATTGTTCAGCGAGTTGATAAGAACTTTTTGAAAAAGAGAGACTGGCGAAAAACGCGAACACTCATTGTCGACGAAGTGAGTATGATGTCGAAACGCCTCTTTGACATATTGAATACTGTTGGTAGGTCGGCGCGCAATTGTCATTCTCGTCCATTTGGCGGAATACAACTTATATTTTGCGGCGATTTCTATCAACTTCCGCCAGTAGGCGTCAATACTGAAGACCCCGATAATGCGCGGTTTTGTTTTGAAAGCGAGAGTTGGTTTGCAACCTTTCCAAAAGAAAACCACATTCAACTAAAACAAATCTTCCGGCAAAATGATCCCGTTTATTGTCAAATATTGAACCAGGTGCGCGAGGGACGTATAACGCGTCGTACAGATGAGATACTTCGTTCACGCGTCGGGGTTGTATTGCCGGATGTGTCGGAAGACGGGACTCCGCAAACCAAACCCACGATTTTATATGCGACGAGATCGCGGGTTGACGAAATCAATCGTCTTGAAATGGACAAACTTGCGATTTTGGACCCGGATAGTCCAGTCTATAAATATGAACTGAAATATGAAACGAATATACCCTTGTCGGATAAAGAACGGCATATACGAACCGCGCATACCCAGGACCGAATACGGTCAGAACTAGCATCTCTGAAGAATAGTATTTTGTGTGATGATATTGTGCATTTGAGAGTTGGTGCACAAGTTATGTGTGTTGTGAATATGGACGAATCCTTAACGAGTTCAAAGACGCCAATATGTAATGGGAGTCAGGGGGTTATTATTCGCATGTCGGACGCATCATCAACTATAGCTGGGATACCACTTCCGGTGGTAAGGTTTAATAATGGATTGGAGATGACAGTGAATTATCATACGTGGGTGAGTGAAAATATTCCTGGAATCGGTGTATCACAAATACCGCTGATTCTCGCTTGGGCGATTACAATACATAAGAGTCAAGGTGCGACGTTAGACCGATGTATTATCGATATTGGCGCCGGTGTGTTTGAAGCAGGGCAAAGTTATGTTGCATTATCGAGGATTCGTTCATTAGAAGGTGTCAGCATTATGAGTTATGATGTATCTAGAATACTGGTAAATAAACGCGTCAAGGCGTTTTATACCGAGTTAGGTTGACTGAGAGAAACAGCGGAAGAAAAAATGGAAAAAAATGGAAAAATGGAAAAAAGTAGAGAAGACGAAAAAGAAGAGCGAAATGAAAAAAATTGAAATGCTAGAAAAGAAAAAAGGAGAGTAGTAGCCTATCTTACAAGGAACACAAGAACAAATGTTGAGTATATTGAGAGCGTTGAAGACGATAACTGGAAAGGAGGAATCCGAGTTGAGAATACTGATGAAGGCGGAATTGGACGAAATGGAGCGAGAGGTCGTGGCGATGAAGAAGTTATTGGAGGTAAGTTCTGTGGTGGAAAAATCAAAAGGAAAGGTGAGTAGTGGTGGCGGAAGAAAGAAAGCACAAGCACCTGCACCGACGGCGGCACTTGCACCAGAAAATGCACAAGAAAATGCACCGGCACTTGCACAAGAAAATGCACCGGCACTTGCACAAGAAAATGCACAAGAAAATGCACAAGAAAATGCACAAGAAAATGCACAAGAAAATGCACAAGAAAATGAAGCACAATCACCATCTGCCGCACCAGAAAATGCAAATGCACAAGAAAATGAATCACAATCACCATTTGCCGCACCAGAAGAAAAAGACGTCGTACAAAAGAAAAAACCTGCTAAAGAAGTGAAGGAGAAGACCCCGAAAGAGCCGAAGGCGCCCAAAGAAGTGAAGGAGAAGACCCCGAAAGAGCCGAAGGCGCCCAAAGAGGTCAAAGAGAAGACCCCGAAAGAGCCGAAGGCTCCCAAAGAAGTGAAGGAGAAGACCCCGAAAGAGCCGAAGGCGCCCAAAGAGGTCAAAGAAAAAGCCCCGAAGAAGGAGCCGAAGAAGCAGCAGGAGCAACCCTTGAATGAAGAAGAGAAGGCTGTCGCCGAGGAGAAGGTTGTCGCCGAGAAGGAGTTGGAAAGGAACCCTACCGTGGAGGATGTGGTGGAAGAAGAAGAGGAAGTCGAAGTGGAAGAGATTGAATACGACGGAGTAAAGTACTTTCGTTCGTCAACTGGGATCATCTACGACATCGAGACGAGCGAAGAGATTGGCCGATGGAACGAAGCCACGAAGGGCATCGAAGTGGAGTAAGCGGAGTTCGGAACGGTTCGGAGTGCGGAGTAGAGAGGTGGAGGTAAGCGAGGTAAGTATTTTTTTATTACACAAAGAAGTGTGGAATAAAAAGAGAGGGTGGTTTCTATGACTACTTGCATTATTAAATACTAACTTTATCAAACATACACACATGTAATACTTGATAATTTTTTTCTGGAATTCCCACTGATAAACATATGTCTCTTGCTTTTTGTTCTGTAATCGAACTATCAAGACTACCCGCATAAATAAAAGGTTGTAATAATGCTGGTTTAATACCTTCTGTAGAGATTTCGAGTTGAATAGCACGTATAATTGGTTCTATAGGCGTGCATGCGTCTAAATGTGTCATAAATTTTTTAGTGCCAAGAATCATCGCTAATCCAGTACAAGTTGCTAATCCACTAGTAGATAAAGTACCTTTTTCAATTCTATATTTTGATTGGTCCACGTGTGTTGGGTCTTTTACTATGAGTTGACCAAATACTGCAATATTGTCTATACAAGGTCTTTGGTCATAAACATATGTAGCCATAGATACATTTACAGGTTCTCCATCAACATTATAATACGTGTACGGTCTAACTAAAAAAAACTCTGCTTGTAAAGTGTCGCTTGTTAACCCAAATCTACCACCTAATTTAATCCATTCATCATATTTTCCTTTCGCTTTTAATTCGTCAATTATTTCTTGGAATGTCTTTCCCCCGCCAATCATTTTTTTATTTCTCCTTGTTTTATTTTTTTTATTATATTCTTCTTGCGATATTCGTTTTTTTTCGCCATTTCTTTTTAATTTGTAAAAATAACCCTTTTTGGTTTTTAAGTATTCGACCATTTTATTATATATATATGGAAAAAGATTAGTGTCGTTGGTGAGGAGGTATAAAGGGATGAAGGTGGATGTAGAGGAAGAGGAAGAAAAAAGAGGTGTAAAAAAAAAGGAGCGGATAGCTCCAGTGTGGTTGTTCCCCCGACGGGTTTCGATCCCGTGGCCTCCGGATTATTAGTCATAACCATCATCAAGTCGTACCTACGGTAGGTAAAGTGGTAGAT